TAGAGATCCTATATGTGCATCACATTTATATTTAAAATTGCATATAATACTGAGCATAGGTATATAGAATTTATATTGTGGAGAATTTTCACTTAATTGTAATACATTTTTAATATCTAATGGGGCTAAACCTGAAAGATATTCTTCTCCTTTACCATTTAATATAATTTTAATATGACTAATTAATGTTTCTAAAGTATATAGATGTTTAGATGATAAGTGATTAGATTTTTTATATTCATCTAACTGTTCATCTAATACAATAATATTACGTCTAATCATACCGACATATAACGGATGAGTATTGGGAGTTATGCACATACTAGCATATAGCAAATTTAAACTATTGTATGTACTATCTCGATATCGATCAAGGGTTACAGAATCCATAAGCATATTATCCTCGAGTTGACTATTTATCAAACTTTTAAAAAACTATAGGTCTAAATCATAGTATGTTATTGTTAGATAAGAAAGGTTATATTAGAGTATTCATATAAACGAGGAGCGAAATACCCGATGCTTTATTCTAATTCTGAAATTTTCCTAGATGCTATCGCTCTATTGATAAATATAAATGATCAGAAATCTCAGAGAGTAGTTAATGAATTAATTGATATAATCAGTGATAATATGCACAATTTAGTATCTGAAACTAATCTTATAAAATTTCTTATTAGATTGATTAAAGAGATAATAGCTAATCAACTTACTAATGAAAATGTTACAGAATTAACTATGTTATTGTTGAAGTTTAAATCCGATCCTGCAGTTTCTCAGAATGAAGAAGTGTATCAGCAATTGCGAGTATTATTTTCAAGCGAAAGTCCAATAACAAAAGAAAGATTAATTAGGATTAATGATAAGATTAATAATTTTATCATCTGGAATAAATGTAATTTATATACTCGAAAGATGTTTGGGTATTTGAATCGTTGTGCCGATACAGTAGATTCAACTGAACAAAGAGTATATCTTAATGATGTATTAAATGTTAGTAAAGATATAAGTGCAGTATTCGATTTGTCAAGTATGGTAAATAGTGGTGGTAGGGTAGAGAAAATTGATTTTATGGATAAGAATTCAATCCAGATAGCCAAAAATACATACACCGAAAGAAAAGAACATCATATCATGAAAACCGGATTACAAGGATTCAATATGATGTGTGGGAAACGTGGTGGAGTAACTTTAGGAGAATCAGTTATATTTAATGCACTATCGAATCATGGTAAATCTTTACTTTTGAAACTTCTTGCCAAATGGATTGTGTCGTATAATGTACCACCAACACACCCTCAAGGTAAAAAACCTATGATCTTATTTCTCTCTCTAGAGAATGAGGCTAATGAGGATATGATGTGGTGGTTTAGGAATGCCTATGAAACAAATACAAATTCATCTGCAGACAATATTTCCGACGAATATATAATTCAATACATTTATGATTTCTTTAGTGAAAAAGGATATCATTTTATCATAGAAAGATATTTGCCAAGTGAATTTGGATTTGATGAGTTTAGACAGACATATGAAAAATATGAAAATTCAGGATATTTTATGGTCGCTACTCTTATCGACTATATCAATTGTATGAAGAAGAGTAGTTCCAACGGAAAATCTACTAGTGTAGGTAATCATCTATTGGTAAAAGAGCTATATAGTAATCTTTGCAATTATACTAAATCTAAAGGTACATTATTGGGTAGTGCACATCAGCTTAATCGGGGTGCAGCAGATATTGTAGCTAGTGGTATAGTAAATCCCGTAAAGCGATTTAATGCTTCTCATATGTCAGATTCTCTAGATGTTCAGAGGGAAGTTGATTTGAGTATTTATCTTTGTATTGAAAAGAATCAAGCTGGTGATAGTTACATGACATTTAAGCGCGATAAACATCGATATGTAGATGATACTCCAGAAGTTCATAAATTTTTTGCTTATAAGTTTACAGAGTTTGGGATAGTAGATGATATATACACAAAACCTACTTATACTCGAGATATATACTCAGATGGTGGTAAAGTGGATAAAAAAGATGAGACGGTAGAGGCGAAATTAAATAGTATGTTTTGATGTATATGTAGAGAGTAGTATCCCATATGGGATACTACTCTCTATGTACGTATTACTTATATTTCCATTGAATTCTTATTCCATGAATCTCATTGACATTATGTAGCGTATAAGTACTAGTAATCCTCCACTTAATGTCAGTCTCAGTAACTTCAGTATTTTTATCCTTTCCTTTAAATATGACTTTACTTAGAGTTTTGTTGGTAATAGCACTATATTCCATAGCTGCACAAATGTGTGTGATATTAACCAAGTCATCGACAGGAAGGGTTTCTAATTGAGATTTAGTCATCCTATTCAGTACATTAGATGCAGCAACACTTATTGCTGACTGTGCTGTATTTAATGGAGAATTTATCCATTGTACACCATCAGTATATTTCCAATGTCCTTCGGTATAAGTTACGACTGAATACCATACATTGTTAAGATATACTTTAAAGGTGTTACCGTCACCTACAAAGTAATATACGTTATCGTCACCTATACTAACAATTTGTTCTAATGACTCCAAACCATGTTCCGACATATCGAGCATTACACTATATATGTCATCAGCTACAACGGTAGAAGTATTATCTATACCATAAACTCCGTCAACTGGATAAGTACTTTTACTTAAGATAGTATTTTCTGCAAGTGTAACACTATCAGTATCGATACCACTACCTTCGACAGATTGGATTGTAAAATATTTACCAGCCATATATATCTGGCATCCTGATTTTATTTTGATATTGATAGGAGCATTAAAGTGCCCACTTTGATTGGGTGTATCTACAACAAAGTGAGTTATAATATCTTTCAGATCTTCTTTTTCACCAGAAGACCAAGCTTGTTCATATGTGTCAGCAATTAAATATGCATCGTCGTGTAAACCATGAATAGCAAATCGATCGACAATAGGAGCAACTTCATCAGTATACATAGTAATACCTATTTCTGAGAATAGGGTAAGAAAAACAAACATTGGTATGTTATAGAATTCATAACTAGTTAAACGGTATATTGTATTATTAAGTAACGAATTAGTAATTGCCGTTTGTGGTGTATTTTGGATATCTTCTATCCAATTTTGAATTCCATCAAGATGATACCATTGACCATTTTCTAATTTAGCGATAGTAATTAATTCTGTATTGTAATAAGTTTTAAATTCATCTCCGTATCTAAATGTATACCATATAGATCCACCATTAGGAACCTCTGATGGAATTAATTCATCAATTGTATGAATATCTATATTTTCAGTAGAAATTGTAGCAGTATTAGTATTATGTAAATCATTAAGTGTAGTAATTGTATTTAATTCTATGTACATATTAGTAATTCGATCGATAGTATATTCTCGCACTTCCATAGGTGCATAAAATTCAATACTGTTGGCACTGGTACCATCGTCTACAATTCCGATAATCTCAATGACCTGATCGTTAACATATACTCTAGATCCAATTTGAATATTGTCATTTATAGGAGCATTAAAGTGCCCACTTGAATTAGCAATGTCAACAATAAATCTAGTAATATTCCCTTTGATATCTTGAAATTGTGTATTCGTTAAGTCTAACTCTTGTTCGATTGTTACATCTTTAGTAGCTATCAATCCTACGTATGAACCATTACTAAATTCTGGTACAATATCTGAGTCTGAAGGTTTCATGAGTGATACTGTAATACCGCTAATACTACCAGAATGGTATTGTGGAATTTTTAGCAAATCGATTAAAGTCATACGATTGTCGACATACTCTAGTGCTTTTGAAATATTAGCATAGGTATTGGTACTGACAGCTTCTGTCCAAACACCATTAACATTATATTCTAATTCCATCGAATCGTTGGTTCTGACTATCGATTTCCATTCATTATTTTTATAAATTCTATATTCGTTATCGGTAACTATGGTGTAACATGTAGTTTCTGGCATATTTGAATTTACAGTATAAGATATGATATCTTTTACATCAGTATGTGTACAAGGCAAATAAGCTGTCGCATATTTATCCGAATAGGACTTATAAACACCGATATACAATTCATTTAATAAAATACGTCTTACAGGAATTGTATCGTGGATATGTGATCTATTACCAATAGTCCCATAACTTACGAATTCACCAGTTGGTTGAATGTCCCAAGTAGTTTCTATATTATCGCATTGACTACTAGACCATACAAAATCCGAAGGCCAAGCTTCATTTAATACTGCTCTATTTTGATATATGAAATGTAATTCATTTTTATTAGGTAAAAAATAGTCATTGCACCCATCATATACTAAGTTATTACAATGATGAACCGGATTGTTATAAGGTTCGGTATATTCATCACTACCATTGTAGGTACAAAGTAGTTGAGTATTATTTATACCAGTATTTGGATCTATCCAATCTGGGGATAAGTTACTCGACAATCCTAATGTAGTCATGTCGATATTATAATACCCATAATGTGTTTGTGTTAACCAAGTACTACTAGGTGGTACTATCAAAAATCCAGTTTGCCCGTCAGCAAAATCGTAAGGTCCAATAGCGGTACCGCCTTGATATGGATCACCAGAAGCTAATGGGACTGGCGTTGAGATGGAGACTCGATTAGTTTTAATTGTATTCCCAGTAGAAAGTATATTAGAAATGTCCGATAGACTAAATTCACCAACCGACAAATCACCAGCGAATTTTACACTATCTACTTCTGTACCATCACCAATAAGTTCGATGATAGTAAATTCGTAATGTGTAGTAACTATTTCGTCACCAACTTCTTCAGTCGATATAACTATTACTTTACTACCTACCCCCACTCTCTCACTAACAGCAATATCAAAATGACCACTAACATTTTCTGTATCTACAGTAAATGTAGTGATGTCATCTTTATTACTTTCCATTTCTGCATTTGATAGATCGAAAGATCCATTTTCAGTTTTATTTTCAAAATCAACATCTCCACTATAACATTTAATTTGACTATTTATCATAGGTAATTCAGTAAGTCGTACTGGGCACCAAGTGTATCCACCATTTCTAGACATCTCAACAATGATATCACTATTGATAACATCTGTACATTTACATCGAATCATCGCATGAGCTTTTTCTAATTCTGAAGATGTTTGTACAGATTTCGAAATTATATTTGTCGGTTCAGTTGTAGGTAGAGATATATAGTCAAAATAAAGAGTACCATTATTAACTTCTATCTGATCTCCATCAATAAATTCATCATAATAACCATCGGGGAGATCTCCTTTAGTTAACATGTCTTTAGATGCTCTTGTTAGTATTAGAAAACTTAACAAGTCGGAAGTATTGTCTGATAATTCGACAGTCTGATTGAATAAGCTTTTAGACAATTTACCATCATTTCCAATAGCAGATATTTCTTCTGGAGATATTCCGACAGATCGTCCAATTGCTGTTCCCGCATCAGTTATATTAGAAATTACGTGATGATGATCAGCATCTGCATAATTGGCTGCTCTAGATACTAAAGTAGTCATTCGAACTAATTCAGAATAATTAATAGTTGTAGCAGCTACTTTATTTTCCGAATTAATACAAACTACAGCATTATTGTCGATTTCTGTAGGTGATATAACGTTAGCGTCAGCGAAAGTTTTTATATCATCTAAGTTATTAAAATCTAACCAAACAGGTAAGGTATCGAAAAAGTTAATACCATCTCCACGTTTGATTACCCTAGTAACTGTATCGTATACTAATTTATGTAAAGGGATAGGAGACCCGGATGCTGGGTCCCATGAAATATGTGCATTTTTTGAAACTTGCACAAGAGCATCGATTTCTTGAAATTCAGCCATGGTAGCGATTCTCCTTTGTCACAATTGTGTTAAATACTTTGTCAAAATCGGAGGAAATTTATATGTTTAGTTATAAGATTGCGACCAATTGTACGTATAAAATATGTAATATTTTGTCCATAATATATAAAAGTAAACTATATTACTTGTAAGTGAGGATAAGTTATGGCTAATTCTAGTGTTAATGAAAAGTGTGTAATTTCAGATAAAGTGATAACGAATGAATTACATTTAAGTGGAATGCCAACAAATGGTATATCATTTGATTATAAACAGGGGAGTATATTAGAGTTAGCATCTGCTAAATCTGTATATGATCTATTTTTACATTTGGATAAAAAAATTGTTGACGGTCTTATTAATAACGATGTTGAAAATAAAGTTCGTCCTATAATTACAGATACATTAACATCTATTAATCTTCAGGATGTAACTAATGATCCGGAAAAAGGGTATGTAATTAAGGGATATACTAAATTAGTCAATCGATTAGTATGGACTGGAGAAGAAGATAATAGGATAGTTATTAGAAATTCTATTCTCACTGAAGCTGGTGTATATTTATTGATCTTTACTATTGACACTTTACAGAGTGGAAAGTTTTATATAACTAATAATGATGGTTATATTTTTGATATTGTTGATACTGTTGGAACTCATAGTGTATTGGTATCTTCAACAAATATGAGTTTAGATGAATTTCATATCTATGTTGATTCTGCTATTCCCGGAGATGATATTTCTATATCGTCAATATCTTTTCATCAGGTTGCTGATAGATTAGAAAAGTATATTAGTGAGAAATTGCAGCAACAGAATAATGATTTAGATTTATCATCTTTTGTTAAATATACCGATTTAGAAATCGATTTAGCAAACCTTAAAGTAATTATTGATGATGACATCGATGCACGATGTACAGCAACTGAAAATGCCTTAAGTATACATTTACAAGCACCTAATCCTCATCAAATTACTCCTGAAAAAATACGAGCTGCGAATAAGGTACATACTCATACGCCCGAAGAGTGTGGAGCTGCATCTGTAGATCATACACATACTCCAGAAAGTATTGGTGCAGCCAAGGTCAATCATACACATACTCCAGAAAGTATCGGTGCAGCTGTTGAAGATCATAATCATGATGATAGATATATGCTGAAAGGTACAATAATATCAGCTAAAGCTACTAAACCTTCAATCATAGTAGATTCTTCTTTAGGATTTATTCCTGAAACATATGATCATACAAATATAAACTTACCTACTTGTAATATTTTAGCTAATCGACTTACACACGAAATGGATAGTTTGTATGATTCGCATTCTGGTATGATTACGAGTAATGGTACACTATTTGGAGATAGCCAATTGTATTATGCAGTACAAAAAGGTAAGTATACTACATTTGTTCAAGATGACAATTTACCTTTTACATCTATTACAGTAAATTATAAATTACACATTAAACGAGATATAAAAGGGATTGAATTTTCTCGTACTTTAGGAAGATCGCATCCCACCTTAGTTCGTATTACTAAAGATAATGTACCTATCCGTACATATAGATTGATGTGGCAAGATGGACAAACTAAATGTACTGTTGGGTTTGGTACAGAGTTAGACACCTACAAAGACACTTCTCGATTAAGTATAACTGTTGAAGAAATTGCATATACTACTAATTGGGATTTATCCTTTGATATTTTATTTGGTGGTTTGTATGACGACCAATTTGCAATCAGTAAAGATATTAAATTTACACACGAAGGTAGTGATACGATTAAAACTTATGGTCCAATGACATCGGATATAGTATTTGATATACCAGATATGGTAGAAGATCATCCATATTTTGTAGCTATGTGTATCCACAATAATATTCCATCTGTCGAAGTTTCTGGAGTTCCACCACAATTTGGGATTAAAGATCGAGGAGTTGATCCGTTTGCTGATGGGCCATATATGAATTCGAATAGCGATCCTTTTTATGGTATGCTTACAGCTACTTCTGAACATCCAAATTATCCTATCCAATATATTTACCAAGAAGATAGTGATAGTTATAGTACAGAATTAGGGACTAATACTACAACTATTACACACGATTTTGGAATGTGTCGTAAAGTTGCTGATATCGTGTTGATGTTTAAGAAAACTGAAATTGAATACATTCCTACAAGTATCACGATAGAAGGAATTGACAGTAATGGAAATACTATTACAATTCTAAGTAATAATTCATATATTCCTGATACTATAAATGATAATGAAACACACGTATACTTTCCTATTACAATGAATGTTTCTATATCTAAAATATTAGTCACCTTGACAAATTCGACCAATAACGAAGTAAGGTTAAATAGGATGAGAGTATCATTATCGTCTCATTTTTATAATATTAATACTTATTCTTGGGCAGATAATATTTCTCGAAAGTATTTAGGAATTATTTATAAAAAATCTCATGGTGGATATTTGATTTATTCTTATCCTATAGGAGATACTGTACATCTTCCCGTTAGTGGATTTGTTTGTACTAAACCTGCTACTATATATAAGGTAATGAATCCTTTTGGAACTAAAAATATAGATATCGAATTAAATTGTATTAAACGATCAAGTTCGATTATTCCACCACAAGCTACGGTTGATCGTATTACTAGAGATCAGATTTATATAAAAGCTACAACTCCAGATATGTTTAGTGTATCATGTTTTAGAGAATGGTAATTGTTAATATCCTTTTTGTAATATAAAATACATGTATGTAATTATATATGGTAGTGTGTAGTAAGGTGATATTCGTATGTAGATATATCTAATAAATTTTAGATATATATTACATATAAGAATAAGTTGTAGTATATCTATTAACTATTTTTTAAAAGGAGAACTGTTATGAACGATGCTGTAAGAGTCACAGAAGATGCAAATGTTGAACCTCGGTATTTTGTCAATAACCCCAGAGGTAACGGTAGTTATGTGACTCCGAACATTAGTGCTATTATTCAGCTGGCAAATCGGTCAATCTCTAACGTATCGACCATCGTTATTCCTGGCGACATTAAAGCTCCTGACAATGTTTGTTTGTGGGAAATGGGTGGTGGTAATAGTGAACGTGGACTTACCATGCTTGTCGGTTTGCCTGGCGGAAAGATGATTGAACGTCCTAACTTTTTCCGTCGTCACCCCAAACCCAACGCACGACAGGGAGTAACTAACGTATGGGAAGGCTGTGTCTTTTCTGTTGGTTCGGTTGATCAGGGTCGGAAGTTGGTTCTGGTATTTGAAATTACTAACATCTTTAAGGATGAAGCTTACCCTGAAAATCCGATGATCCAAGGAAGCTTTGTAGCTTCTTATATCGAAAATTGGGTCGGTGGTGCAGGTACTGGTGATGCGATGTACAACAACATCATCGATGCAACTCTTGAGAAATTGTCCATTTTGGATTGTACTTATGCAACATATATGAATCCGTGGGCATTTGCCAATCGGAATCATCAGTTGGCTTCTAAGATTTATCCTAAAGCTAAATTGGATAATATCCTTGACGCTGAAGCTGAAGAGTATGATACCATTGCTGAGTGTATGCATGAAGTAAAAAGATTCTCATCTGAAATTCTTCAGGCGTATTCGTACACCCCAGTTCGACAATTTCTCGTGAAAGATGAAGTGTCTGTTGGAGTACATCAGACATACACAATGTATGTGGCTGTACTCAATTCTCCCACCAACAATATCAAGGGTGAGAATCCTACAGATGAGGAATATTCAGTTCAGAAGATCTTTAAGGTTTCTGACATCACGTTTAAAAGTCCTATGCCTAGAAATCCGATCGATTTCTTTCGTCTCGATCAGAAAAAGATCGACAGTGTAATGAAAAATCGGAAGTATCTCGATCATTGGTTGAGATATATTGGCTGCTAAGACTTCAGTGTTATAAATAGTACCCTCTTCCTATATGGGAGAGGGTACTATTTATTTTTTTATTTGCTATATTATAAGGATGATAAATTTATATATTTAACGTATAATAGTCAGAGGACATTATTATGACTATATTAAAAAATCTTTATAGAAAGATGGTTGGTAAATATAAGAATACTATATTTATTCCAGTCTTAATCATTATCGGATTATTGTTAGGAATATTAATCGGATTTATAAATACTGTAACTAAAAATATCAATTAATTATAGCTAGTAAAATTGGATTAAACTATAGGGTAGTCCAAATAGGACTACCCTATAGTATCCATCTTATAGTTAAATACCAATTCGTTCAGTGTCAATTAAAAGGAGTTATATATGAGTACTGTTACCCAAAATGGATTTTCTGGAAAGAATAGTGAAGTTAATAATTTACATACTAATTTTTTAGTATTGGGTAATGTAATTGCTGATAGTATTTGTGAATCAGTAGAATCTGGTTCTCCAAATAGTTTAGTTACACTTGAAGCTATTACTAAATATATTAGAAATGTAGAAGCTTTAATAAATAAATTTTCTAATCAGTTATATGGAATAAATTTTATACCAGTAATTTCTGATCCACTAATTAATGTCGTTCCCAATTCTAGAGAATGGTTTATTACTAACATGTACAGTAATGATGGGTTGTGTATTTTCGACTGCAGTGAGGTTGGACAGGTTGCTACATTAAAACTATTATCAACTAATTTATATACACATACTGGTAAGTATTTATTGATTCTTAAAATTCCACAATTAAATAGTGGTAAAATAGAAATTGTCCTTGATGGAGAAGTGTATTATACCATAGATGAACCAGGTGAATATCCTATCGTTTATGAAGTTAATAGCGTATATAATTCCTCATTAGTTGTAAAGTTAAGCGGTGTCGATATAGATGATTCGATTAAAATTAGTCAGATCTCACTAAGTTATGTTAAAGATTCTTTGACAAATTATCTCGAATATATGATCTCGTATATCGTTACTGGAACTAACGATATGGCATCAAAGACGGATTTAGCAACTTTATCAACTTCATTATCCCAATCACTTACAGCATATGCTGATAATTTAGTCAGTCAGTTGTCTCAAGTAATAGCTACACATATATCGAGTAAATCCAATCCTCATATGATTACATGTGCAAGTATCGATGCCGCCGCTAGAGAACATACTCACTCACAATATCAAGATCATCTAATCTCGAGAGATAATCCACACAAAGTGACTAAGGAGCAATTAGGTTTAAATAATTTACCCAATGCTATCAGTAATGAAGTGGGAAGTGATAGTACTAATACTTTAGCAACTACTGCATTAACCCACCAAATATATAGTGATGTTTTGAATATTCTTAATCAACACAACACTTTAAGAAATGAATTTATTCTACATAGAGAAGCTCTTGGTAATGTCCACGGATTAACTAAAAATGATATAAATTTAGGATTAGTACAAAATTATCCAATTGCTGAAATCTCAGAAGCTGAAAATGGATTGATTAATAATAAATATATGACACCCGATAGGACTAAACGATTAGTATATCATCATTTAAAAACGGATCTCAATAAACCTGTACAATTATGTTCTACTCCTATATCAAGTATTGTTGTTAATAACAGTAGTGAAGATCACCAGATTTCGATAGTACCCCATAAGAAATATACTTTCCATTTGCGGTGTATGAATACTGCCGATTTGTCTAATATAGTATTCAAATTTAAAGCCAGGATTCCGTATGCTACAGCAACTGCAACATATTTGTCAGAATGGTATCCGGAAATTTTAAATGATCCCGAACGGTTAGATGGAGATGATGTTGCATATCTCGAATTGCCCGAAATTTGGTTAATTGATAATTATATCTCCATAATTGATTATACTATTCCTGAAAATATTTATAGTGTATCTGATACTTTTCCCAATTCTTATATTGAGATATCTCCAAATGCTGATTTTGTAAATGGTATCGGGAAATTTAATCTGGATACTAGTGGTATATTTTTAGATGGAGATATATTGGCATATACAGCTAATTCAGAAATACCTACTAGATTACGAATTATTGGAACACCAATTAAAAGTACTTTGGTAGAATTACTTGCTAATGAATATCATATTTCTGAATTGGTCATTTCATCCAAAGATGGAATACCTATCAGTTATGAGTTAGATTTATATGAAACAGTCCAAGCTAGTACTTATCAAGATTTTATTAGTGTAGATGCTAATCCTATTGGTACAATTATTGAAGTATTGACTGACACTATCCCATTTGGGTATGTACCTATGGAAGGACAAATTCTAGATGCAAATGAATATATTACCCTATTAACCTATGCTAAAGATCACGATTTGGTAATTTCTTTTAATGAACAACAACTAATTTGTAATACATCAGATTCGTGTTATAGATTCGGATATACTGAAGGTAGTTCGCAGTTTAGTATGCCTAAGCTTATTAGTAATGTTACAAAAGTTATGAAAGCTTTTGATTTTGATAATTAAAGTAAGGAGTGTTTAGATGTCTAAGATGAAATATTATGCTATCATTGGTAAAGCCGAGTGTATATGTTCTACTTATCCACCAACTAAACGACATATCGAAATGGGTAGTCCAAATAGATTTAAGGGTATAGCTCGACCTGATGGAACTTGGTCTACTCCAATTAAAAATAAGAGTATGTTAGTGGAAGAGTATGTATCCAAATATTATACTCAAAATGAAGTATTTCGTATTCTTACTGTTGGTACAGACGACGAAAAGGTAAAACTGGGCGAAGTATTTAAGCAAGCAGATGAATTAGCTAAAAAGTAAAACGAAATAGAGAGTACTTCCCATCTTGGGAAGTACTCTCTACTCATTTATGTTATATGTTTTTCTGTAGCAATGACCTTTAAACATTCAACAAAGTTATGCTCAATTCGTTGTAAGTTATATACAAGTGCACCATAAATATCAAAAGCTTTAGCGTATCGATATATCACATCACTAAGCGATTTAAGATTAGCTTTATTAATATTTTCTAATTGTTTAGATTCAATGATGTTTTGTATATACTTTTCGATCTTATCTAATTTAGTAGTTATACAATTTGTTTCGTCGTAATACTTTTCCATATCTAATAATCTAGCAAATAGATCTTCAAATTCTTTTGTCGATTTAAATAATTCCCCATATTCTTTTTCAAGAATTTTATATTTAGGGTTATCTACTTTATTCATAGTCCGTTCAATGATACTTAGAACTTTCTGATCAAAAAGATTATTCATACTGGAAATATTTTTATTAATGTCAAATTCTCCACTGAGAATGGTATCATGAATATCTTTTATTGCTGCCCCAAATAAGCTAACTAGAGGGGACATATTGATATTTTCTAAAGAGCTTGTTAAAGCGTCGGTATATTGGGTGTATGTACTTTTCATCCCTCTAGGTATAGGCAATTTTAAGTACATGAGTTCTGTATAGGTAAATTTAGCTATTTTCTTAGTAGTAAATAGATTAGATTCTTTATACCATCTCAATTCGCCACGTTTAGTACTTTTATGGAATTTAGTTGTAATCGTTTTAAAGGTATTGAATATTCCAGTAAGCGTATTTCCCAATCTCCTAACGATATTATCAAACCCCTCATTCCCTAAACAACTAATCTGTTTGTCTATGACATCTAGTTGGTAATAAATGTTTTCTATACCGGCTTTATATTCTTCATAATCAAACATAAACTCTATACCCCCCGTTTATATATTTCTAACAACAGAGGAGCATCTGTAGTTACTGTTGTAGGTACAGATTCACTAGTAAATGCATTACCGGCGGAAATTGCTGGCATAGCTATACCCATAGTACCTGTCTGTACAATGAGATGATCCGGTCGTTGAAAGTCGTATGAAGCTCTTACTCCGGCCTGATCATTCCATTTTGGATCACACCACTGACCGTTGATAAATATCTTAGGTATAATATCTACAGCTTCAAAGAATGGATTATCGAATATATAAGTCTGATTAGGGGAAGCTAATACGCTAGCTCTAGTAATGTAACTACTACCTTTGGGTACTGGTACACAATTAGAAAAAACATTCGATTCTTCAATATATATTTTTCCTAAATATACTCTATAAATCTGCTGACCCTCAGAATTATACATAGTATTTGTAACCACATCAAAAAAATCCATAGTACCATCGATAGGATATTTTCCATAGTAAGGTCTATCAGTAGTGTGTCCTAAGTGAGAAATACTTCCATTGTCGTCAATATCTACATAGATGTAATGATATCCAGGAACTGGATTTACACTAGGAGATATATCAATCTTATTAATTGACAAAATTTCTGTAGTTGTTTGGGACAAATAATGTCGGATTCCGTCACAATATGCGACTTGGAGACCGATGGGACAGACTACAGTATTTTCGGTCAATAATAGAGTTTTTGGAGCAGGATCGCAAATTCCAATATCGGCAGATCCCACTTCATCACAAGGTACTTGTACAACAGTATTTGGTTTAATATCAACAACTAACTGTTCTCGAGAATATATGATCTGATGTACATGTTTAATAGTTGCATACAGATCATTACGACTCGTATCCATAAGTTCATTATCGTCGAGAGCAATACGAAAATCGTTGACAGACCCTAATCCTACTTGAGCTTTAGTGACTGTATGTGGGTTTTCTTTATTATCTAGATGTGTCAATATTAACTGCCGAAGTAATTCTCCACCTCTTGTAGTAAGTAAAACTTCGGAACTATCTACAGACGTATCGTCACTAGTAGCATTTGGTAAATTATGAACATCAAGATCTTCTCGTGTAAGACTATGAACATTACCACATTCAGTTACGTGAGATATAAGTTGTGATAATACATCATCTACTTTAGCATTAACGGTAGCCATATCTTTATCTGGATCTTTCATTCCTTTAGGTAAATGGAAAACTTTACCTTCGGGTTGGTGCGATTTTACATACACATAAGATCCGGTAGGAATAGCAATGGCTGTTGTAGTTCCTCCAATATACCTAATTTCATCTTCTGGAATTTCTGTTGTATCAAACATTGGTTCAAATGTAATATAGACATAAGCTCCACTATTTTCAGCGTAGAGAGTTCTATCCTCCGAAGCTATAGTCAATATCTCAGACCATTCTTGAGTTACGTTTACTATTACTTTATTACTCATGGATATACTCTCCTGCAAGAAATTCTACTTCTAATTCATTGTTAGATTTTTGGTAGTATGTGATACTTTTAATGTATCCATCCAATTGTTCAGTTCCACCAACATTAGATCCTATATATAAATCTTCATACTTATTAAGCATAACCGTCAATTCGACAGTTTCTAAACCTTTTACTAAGTCTACCGTACCTACGGAATTATCCGAATAAAACGCTTGGGCACTAGGATATACTTCACCCAGGACGAAATCGGCTAATTCAGAATTTTCATTAGGATCATCAGTCGATTCCATATCTACGTATTCAGAATCATCACCTATATATATTGTATTTTCGTCGATGATAGAACTGTTTACAGTTCCTGCATCTGAGTTAGTAGTCTTAATAGTATTTTGAAAGTCATACATAGTGGTATGATTACCAGATGCTATAATGTCAGCATATTGATTAGTTAGAATATATTTGATTACATCTACATAAGTAATTGAAGTATCACTTACTGAATTAATTACTGGATAGTTTTTGGAGTCCTGATATATGTGATATTTTTTATTATAACTATGTACAAATGTGTGTATGGTTTCGGACGACTTTGGACCTAACCATTCATAGTCCAACAAATCACCAAAACTGTTCTTAGATTCTATGTACAATTCTTGATTTCTTATAGTGGGAAATTTTCCACTAGTTACTGTATCTATACCATCACCAATAGCGTATAGGTATTGTACATTATTTCTTTTTATATTTCTAGGTTTCTTAGCTTCAACTACAATAGTACCAAGTTTGGGTTCAAACTTGTTACGAAATGGGATATGTGCAATAGTAGCTGGTCTTTCGACAACAAACTCTTCTGTATATATTGGAGGAGATGCATTTAGACCTTCTTCTACTTGAGCCTGCCAAAGGTATCCACTAATTTCCCCATCACCAATATAAGTAGTATCACCATCTAAGATATCTAAAAATAAAAATTTGATAGATTCGACGGTAGTAGATTGAGCTCTAAATGAGTGAATAATACGCGACCACCCATTCGGTAAATTGATTACTTCTAAACTATTGATATCACTTCTATGATTTATTGGTTTAAATATATTTTTCGGATTAGTTATATCAACATGTATTCGAGCATTAGGTCCAGCTAAGGTCTCAGGGATACTGATCGTAAAAATATGTTTATGGTCTGGATATACATAAATTGAAGAAGTATATACTTTTCCAACTTCAAATGCAATTGGATGAGTTTTCCAACCATGTTCTTGTGTAATATTGTCAGTATCTTCACAAAAGATATTAGCATCATATTCATGTTTTGGAGAATACTGTTCTTCACCGATGGAAGTAGTTCCACCAATAAATATACCATCCTCTAATGTAGTACTATGAGTTACTAAATTTTTACGTTTTCCCCAGATCGAAAAATACGGTTCACCGTATGTGTGATCGATAGGTAAAGTATTGGCCGGTACTTCACCAATATATCCACTATGTTCATGAAATGTACAAGGTGCATCCCGTTCTACTACGATTTCTGGATCAGTCCCTACAATCGCTTGAAGACTCCATTTAGGAGCTACTTCAGGTACTAATCCTGGAAATACACTTCGAAACATTTCGTTGTGAGCTTCCGGGTCAGTTAAATGGTACGTATACATATCTTTAGCACCTTTAACTGAAACCAACTTACTTGTAGAAGTTCCTTCTATAGTAGTTTCTGAATCGGCAATTTCAATATATTGGAATAATACTCTAATGAAATCTTCAACTGATCCAGTATATCCCAATTTAGTCCATTCGTTGTATAACTCCGCAACTACACTAGTTCCCATAGAATCTAAATCAGTCTTATGGGGATTATTTGTATTATGTAAATGCTCATCTAACAATAACATCATCCGTTCGAGAATAGATGGATCAAAAGATCGTTTTATTTCTCGAATCATTTCTAATATTTCTGGTACAGTATATTGAGTTGTTTGAGATTCTAAATGCTCAGACGCTTCGTCCGTTGCATATTCATCCCAATTAGACATCACTCCAGTAATGCCCACTTTGTTAATAAGTGACATAAATTCCTCTCTTTAAGTCAGTAGATATATCAATTCTTCCGAAGAGACTGGCATTCCGTAATATTGAAGACATTTAGCATGCGCTATTTGTGTTCGTTTGGTATCGCCTACAGCATTGTTAGGGTTTGTAATTCTAGGCATAGAATAAATAGTTTTATTTTGTTGACTGTCACATATTCCAATATCAATAACATCATCATTTGTAGAGATTACAATTCGATAGCGAGATAAAGAAATCGGTATAGTAATTTTATCCTGACTAATGCCATCATTGATATCCATACAAAATACCAGAGGGGTAAGTCTTTTTCGGTATATGGATACTACAGGAATATCTGGATTTGATACAGAAGTAGCTAAAAAGTAATAAGTATCTTCTTGTATAGTGTTAACATCAAATTCTATAACATATGTTCCATAATTATACTTCATAGGTTCTTCTATATCTAAAGAAGGATTGAGTGTATCATATACTGAATATATAATTCGTTTATCGAAAGTAGTTCCAATAAACATTTGATCTAATATTGGATCGTGTGAATAAAAAGGTCCTGTATGAAACAGATAAAGTAGTTTATGTAGATACCTTACGGATACAGTTAAATCCTCAGAATCTGATAATAGTTGTTCATCTGTAGTAGCTAAATATATCGCACTAAAAAATATCACTTTAAACTCTTCATAACTATCGTGGTTTCCATAAGTCAACCACTTTTCATAAATGTCTATTAAGATATTTTCACTTAAATTATCGATCTCAATATCGTGCGGATCTTCGATATCGATAGCGTGTTCGGCTAATAACTTCCGAAACGCTTGCAGTTGTTCTGGATTATAAATTAGAGATAGATTCTGTAAAATGTTATTAAGATTTCTTACAGTTGATGGGTGTAAAGTTACTTTTCCGTATAATGTAGTAAAAGATTTAAAATCTTTGAAACTCCCTGTATATTTCATTTTTATATTTCCTCATTTGTATATAATTCCATATTACCTTATATGATGATTCATGCATATCTTGGATATATATTACTACAACAGATATACATCTAATAATAATACATATCTTTATACAATCTCTCACAATAAAGGAGTTATAATTATGAACAAATCGACTTACAAAATGATTAGCGCCCTTCTAAAGGATGAAGGTGATACTATCGATTGGAATGCTTGTGTAGAGGAATGGTTTGATACCATATTTAAGACCGAGTATCCTGATCCGTATAGTATAAATTATGTAACAGATCCATATTCGGATTCTATTAGTTGTATAATAATTCCGACAAGTAAAGAAGGTATGGTTTTTTATTCAGATAAATATTTTGTATGTTTGGGAACTGACAAATGGATAAATGATATTTCGCGATTTACTCATTTTGATATGAGTGATATGACTAAACCGAAATTTACATTTGATTTTATGGAAGATGTTGAAGAATATTGCTTAACTTTAGAATGTGACAAATTGAATGTATTGAATTTGTCTAATTATTTAGATTTAAATATCGAGACCATTCATATTTACAATACACATAACGAATGTGTGAATTTGGAAGATTTGTGTAAAACAAAAGATGATCTTAAATATGTTTCGATCTTTGATGATTCTCAATTCGGAATTATTTTAGATACTAATACTGATTCGATCGAATTTATATTGTCTGGCGCTTTTATACATTTTGGAAAAAAAGATGTGGATATTTCTCAGCCTATAGAAAAGAATATTTTGGCTAACGTCAGTAATAATGTACAGTGGTAGAGAGAGGATACTATGAAAAATGCACTGACTACAATTGGACACTATTGTTCGAAACTGATTATCTGCATTAAATTGATATTTGGATATGAAACTTTTCAAGATGATGGTAGTTTGGTAATCAGAGGTGAATTTCCATTGCCAATCAAATATAGTGATCTATACCAAATCTTTAATACTATTACTAAAAATAGATATCTTGATGTAGAGCTTTTTCCTATTAACGACAAAGATACAATTTACATAGGACTGGTAGCGTATCATAAAGGTACAAAAAGTTTTCTTCACATGACTGACGATAAATTCGTATTTCGTGGAACACTACTCTGTTACTATAGATACTTTAACCATATCAAAATACTGAGAACCTCCATATATGGAGATCGTATTATAGATATAGCAACTGACGATGGATATAGATTTTATAAACCAATCGATCTATATGTAATATCTTCTGAGCCTGGGTATTTGGTATCTTAATATTGAGATATAGAGGATGAGTTTTGCTCATCCTCTATATCAATTGTGTAAATAGATACATATTTTGAGTATTATATATAATTTATAAATAAAAATTTTAAGGAGATAATTTCAATCATGAGACTGCCACTTAATGATTTTTTTATGGGTATTGCTAATTTGGTCTCTTCGCGATCGACTTGTTGCAAACGTCAAGTTGGTGCAGTTGCTGTAAGAGATAAACGCATTCTGTCGACTGGGTATAATGGTGCCCCTCGAGGAGTAGAACATTGTACTCCTGATACTTGTCTTAGAAAAGACATTCCTTCAGGTGAACAGTTAGAACGATGTATGGCTACACACGCTGAAGCTAATGTAGTTGCAAATGCAGCATATGAAGGTGTATCGCTTAAAGGGGCTACTCTTTATTGTACAACTAAACCTTGTCTATCATGTTGTAAATTGTTAATTAATGCAGGAATTAAGACTGTATATTATTTGCACGATTATCCTTCTGAAATTACAGACAAGTTAGCTGCCGACGGTTACATTGAAATGGTATGTATGGATACAAATAAGAATGATCGACCGACGGAAGATAAGATTCAAACGTCGTTGGATTCGTTTGATACCTATCCATTACACACCGTGAGTAGGTGTTCTTAACCTTAAATTGTAGAGGGTTATATATTTATGGGTATTCTTTCCGCACTAAATGTATCAACTAGCGTATTTACTCCATATTTAAATACTGGTACTCAATTTGATCTTGCTACGGGTAAGTTTGTTTCTGGAAAAGACAATATGATTCTCAATGGTGGACTAAGTAGAGTCAATGGTATTGTTGGTAGACCTCAGCGATATAAATCGACAGAAGCTTTATCCTTAGCAGTACGTGCAGCTGCTCGATATGAAGGTAGTGAATTGTTGATCCACGATAGTGAATTTTCTATAGCAGGAAAGTCTCGTATTATCGATATGTGTGACTCTAATATAGATCCAGATGTTATAGCTTTATGGGATAACTCTACTCATGATACAAGTTCGCTATTCACTTTTATCAAACAGTTAGTCGAACACAAAGTAAAGAATAAAAAAGATTACATAATAGAAACTCCATTTCTTGACAATAAGACTCTTAAATCAAGAATGATGTTTATTCCTACAATATTTGTTATCGATTCTCTATCAAAACTCAATTCCACTAAAGAAGAAGAGTTATACGATAAGCACAAATTGGGTGATTCTAAACTCAATACTGTATATATGAATGATGGGAATATGAAAACCCAAATGATGAGACAGATACCTGCACTTGCTGCTAAAGGTGGAATCTATTTTATCATTACAGCTCACATTGGAAATAAGTTTGATTTAGATCCTTATTCTAAATCGCCTAAAGATTTGCAATACATGAAAGCTAATGATAGTATTAAAAATGCAGGAAGTCAATTTACTTTTCTAACATCTACATTGTTGGAAGCTCGTGGTATAAAAATACTACAAGATTCAGATAAAAATTGTCAGTACCCTGAATCATTTAGTGTAGCAAATGAATTGAATCTTGTAGATACAGTCGTATGTAGATGTAAGAATAATGCATCTGGTCCAATAGTACAGCCAATCATTTCACAATACCAAGGTATTTTATCAGGATTAAGTAATTTTCATTATTTAAAGAAAAATAAAATGTTTGGATTGAGCGGAAATAATGTTACACAAACTTGTGATCTATTGCCAGACATTCCCCTTACTAGAAAATCTATACGTGCTCAGTTGAATGAAAATTACGAACTCGATAGGGCAATTGAGTTGTTAGGGCAATTATGTTATATCCAAAATGAGTGGTCGACTTTTGGATTAAGTGATTCTCTAAGTATCAAACCTAAAGAGTTTGTAAATAAGGTATTAAAAGGTGGTAATGTAATTTCAGATATCCTTAACTCGAGAGGATATTGGACGTATAATAAGAAAGAAAAAAGATCGTATATGTCTATATTAGATGTAATCAATATTGTTAATGGATCATAAAATCCAGGAATATGTGTTGCGATTATTTCAATTGGCAGATCTCAGAAAATTACCTAAAAACTTTACTGATTGGATAACTGATACTGGTATTACAGTACAATATTGTATTGATCGATATAAAGAACTTTGTTCTATCCTACAATTAGTATATCGACTTGAACAAGGAACTATTCGATATGGGTATCCTTACAAATGAATTCTTTAAAGGTATGTTGGCTTATTTTGTAGATAGAAATAAAATATAATAAATAGTATTGTAATTATAAGAGAGGGATACCATCCCTCTCTTATATCCATTATATAGCTTTGGAGTTATTGTTATTTTTTATTATACATATAAAGGAGAAGTAGATTATGGCTAATTACATTCTACCTAAAGTTAAACACTACGTAGAAGCTTTAATAGATCCGATTGTTGTAGCATTAACTAATAAGTATGATCGAAATTTAAAAAATGTAAATGACCATCTAGAAGATGTAGCTACATTAGTGAACCATTTAAATTCATTATTACGAACTTTCCATTATACAACTATTATAGATAGTAATGCGTCATGGGAATATGATAGTTGGGAGGATTATGGGACAGATAGCGATTTACGTATGCGATATGTTAAGGTGTATGTATTAGATACAACCGAAGGTTCGACTAACGGTATGTTTGTTGGTGCAGAAGGTATTGCTACCATATCTATTATTGACAATAGATATCTGCAAGTTGTCAACCGACATAATGAACCTTTAACCTTTAGTATTGTTGTAAAGTAAGGGAGTATCCATGGCCATTACTTTAAATAAGTATATTGTAAATAATGAGATAGTATTATACTCTTATAATGGCTCAGTATCTGCTAATAAATATTATGGATACAATACTACATATGCCTCATCTGCTGCATTTGAATTACAAGAAGAAGGTTGTATTACTGTATATATGTATAAAAATTATACGACAGGTAGATTATCACTTAATGTAATCTTTGATAAATATCAATCTAATAGTGCTACTCAAGTAAAGTTGCGAGCTACTGGATTACCGACTTCTAGTGTAGTAGCTGCATCTGATGATGGTGGAGAAGTAACTAAACCGAATAGTACTACTGCACTTTTTGACTGTTCATATGCAGTTTGTTGTACTGACGGCGGTTCAATTGATAGGATTCAAAATTTTACAACTATTACTCTTTATGTATTTAATATTATTAAATCTCAAGCACAAAGTAAAGGACTTACTCGTTGGAAGTTTTGTTCATCTGACGGTAATGTTACATATTTGCCAGTTGCAGGTAATGCAACTGTAGAAATTGTTAATGTAAAAGAAATTGTTAATACGTACATTACGCTCGATCCACCACCTACAATATATGATGCCCCACAAGATATTTCATCTTATGCTAGTAATAATGTTGTAGAAGTTACATATACTGATAATGGAATAACTCCTACATTTTCTAAATACTTAGCTTATGACAATCTATGTCCTAAAAATCCATTTATCGCTGTAGTTGAAGATGGTCGTGGTAATGTATTATTTGATGGCGGATTTCCTAAATGGTATAATATGTATTGTAATACCAATTGGTCAGTATTTAGTAGTATGTCTGCATCATTTAAATATTTTGCCAACGCTTTAGAGTATATAGCTAATCCTAAAAAAGTGGCTGCCGGCAATAAGAAGATACTAGTTTTAGGTGACAGATCAAGTGGTAACTACATAATCACTAGTACAGCAACTACGAGCTTTAAAACATCAATTAATAAAGTTTGTAGTATTATGGGATATACACCTACATACAAAACGGTAGCAAATTATAGCGGTAAATTAAATCCAACATATGACGAATTAGATCAATATTGTGCTGTATTATTTTTTTCAACATTAGCTACAACTCGAACAGATTTAATTACACCAAGTGCTATTTTAAATTTAGTCAATTATCGAGAAGCTGGAAATGGTATATTTTTCATTACGGACCATGGTCAAGTTATAACTTCAATTGATAGAGCTACAAGACCTACAACAAATTCTTTTTTCGCTACTGCCAATCAAGTTACAGTCCATTTTGGAACATGGTTTTCTGGAAATTATAACAGATCTCCAGTCAATGTTGGATATTTGAGAATGACATATGGCAATCATCCACTTTGGAACAATCTAAAAGATACTGAGAGTATACATGCTGGTGGTTCTGAATCTCGAGTATTTATTACTACTTACGATTATTATTCGACAAACAATATGCCTAAATTTCAATTAACTGAACCGGGGTATACTACTTATAAATTTTTAATTAGGTTAGTAGATAATACCTTAGTAAGTGAAGCATTTACTTACGGTTTATATGTTGATGAAATTGTTGAATTCGTTAACAGTGACGATACTATTATTGAGAATCCTGAACCGACGATATTAAATAATCGATATGTAGGAATCAAATTAATTCCTCGAGAATTGAAATATCTCAGAGGAGTTATTAAGTATAATAATGAAATTATCGGTGAAATTATTAACGATAGTTTAATACAACAAGAATATTGGCATACTGCAGGAAAATCTAATTTTTATATTAAAAGTGGTGATGTTTTAACTATCCAATTAATACAACCATTTGAATATGTTAGATCGTTTGCTATGTTACGATATCAACCAGATGTTTGGGAAATTATAGATTTGGGTCAATTTATTACTACTATAAATAAATACGAATTTGCACTATTGAATAATATTACTTCTATACCTTCTGAATTGCCTAATTCGTTATTATTACGAAATGCTATTGATGTAATTAGGTTAGACGAAAGTGTCGATCTTGAGCAGTGGCCTAAAAATATAGATGTTGGTAAAAATGTACGAACTATTAAACAATATATATCAGATCAAATAGATATTCCAGAAACTATTGGTCAAATCTATAATACTACTATAGAAACTAATTCGAAGTTAGTGAATTATACTCCACCAACTATGAAACAAATATTTGATACTTGGGGAGTATTTGGTCTTGTTGACAATGCGACACAGGGTCGACATGATGAATATTATAGTAGTAAAAGTTTAGCACCAAATAGAGATCCGTATCAAACTTGGGTTTATAATACTACCAGTAAAGCTGTTGTTCAGACATACAATACAAATTACTATACAGGATTTGTTAGTATTGATAAATATGATAATTATATTCATGAAGTTACATTGTCTGCTGGTGGTAATGCTGATGATGATTGGATTGGCGCAGTTATTGCACACACTTACGATCCAATACTTGGAAGAAATGAAATATTACTCGTAGGAGTATGTCAGAATGTAGGTACTCCAGGATTATTTAGTTTACAACATGTAAATATAGATACATTTGATCAAAATGCATATGTGGAAACGCAACAAGTTTTAGATCATAAAACTCACGATACAATATATACAAATCCAGGATCTACTGGATGGAAAAATAAACGTATGCGTATTCGTGTGGTAAGAGTTGGAGATAAGATTAGTGTAATTGCTACCAAATGGAATCAGTTACAAGATTTTGTTTTGACTTCAAAAATGTCATTAGATCTATCTACTAATCCACAATTATCTATGTTTAGAGGACCACAATCTTACGGATACTGGTGTCGTTCTGAAGCGAATTCTACTTATAGTGATATACATTTTGAAGGTGGATTAAATAAGAATCTGATTGCAGATGTTGAACAGAATATATGTTATATTTATAAGAATAATACTTGGATCAATTCAGGGTTAACTGTACAGGAAACTTTTAATTATCCGAGATACATTACTAATCCAGATACTGGACAGAAGTTTTATATAACTGAACATGATATTCAATTAGTTGAATAGAAACGATGTAGGAGAAGAGGCGCAATGCCTCTTCTCCTACATCTATTATTTATATGATAAATTCTCTATTTGGCCACCCAGTAGTTATATCAAAATTGACTAATTCTTCATCGGGAGTATTGTATAACGCTTCTCGTTTTGCACTTTGCACATCAAAACAAGTTTCCCCAAAATCTGAAATGATATCATATACAATTTTAAGAATTGACTCTGTTATTGATATCATATAAAATCCAACTTCCCCATCTGTAGTAATCTGCCAATTTAGATATGGTTCAGCATAAATTTCTCTAACATAATTAATACCGAAAATGTTAACAGTATCTACAACATTAACTTCAGATAACTGTTCACCATCTTGGGCTTTATACGATTTAGTAGTGATATAAGTTAAACTATCAGAATTGGGAATATCTATAGTTGTAGTAATTGAGGGCAGAATCATATCTTTATCAGTTATACCAATTAATCCAATATCTCCTGCAGTAGTACCGTCATTTAATATTTGTGATATCTTTATACGATATGTTGGATGCATAGCATCTGGATATACTACGTGTGTACCTGCAGTTAATGATATTCCATTTGTAAATTCGACACTTCCTATGTCAGTACCTTCAGAAGAGGATATGTTAGTAATTGTAAGTATTTGATCCCCTACAACAATCGATTGGTTTGCTGTATAGTAATTTTCGATAGAGATGTTGAAATGTCCAGTTCCGGAAGTAGTTTCTGTAGAAGGTGTATCGATTACAAATTCAGAAGGTGGACCTAATACTAATATACTTCCAGGAGTGATACCACTATCTAAAGTAGAATCGACATATCCTCTACCAGAAAGATTAACAGTTAATGTTTGGATTGATGAAGTAATTAAATTGTCATTCCAATGTTTCGGATACCAACTTAAAGCGCCCTCTATCCATGCGACATCAGTAGCGTCAGTTCCAAATCGTACATTGTTAATGTAAACGCCGCCGTACGATAACTGTTTTCTATATTCCTTAATTTCATTTTCCAATTCAGCTCTAATTTTATCATAATTAATAGCTGGTTCGGTTGTCGTATATCCTTCAGGTAGTGGTCCCAATTCCATAATTGTAACAGGATCACCATCACTATTCCATACTTGGGCATTTCTATAATCTTCAGCTAACGACCACGAATTGGTAAGTACATCAAAAACAGGAATCTGATTATTAGTATATGTAGGAATCTCTACAAATGTAGCATTTGCTGGTAATAAATAAGTTTCTACTCCACTATGTATAGTTTCTAGTGGATCCAATTTAGCAATACTAGTATTTATATATTCAAAAGTAATGTCATGATAATTGTATATGTTAGGTGCTGGCATTATACATAAACTCCTCAATATTTAATACAAAACATTACGTTGATATTTTTAGGTCTAGTTTCAGATCCCCCAGTCGACTCGACAGTTAAATCCCCTGCCCGTTTAGAATACCAAGTACCATAAAGTGTAGTTCTAGTATCTCGTTCATATGTTCTAGTATTACATAAGGTATTATGATCATGAGCTTTAATTTCATCAGTTTGAGTAGTACCGACATGATCTCCCGTAGTAGTATCTCCCCGGTCTGTACGTGAATTTTGGTCAGGATCAGTAGATGTACCGTGAGACCACCCACGTACAAATTGTCCTCGTGTATCTGGGAGTTTAAATTGTGTATCTGTACTTCCATAAGTGTCGCCTAAAATCGTATATAATTTATCGTATGTAGTTTTAGATAACCACGAACCATCTAATTCTAAAAACCCGTTAGGTGGAGTTTCAGTAAACCAAAGTATAGTAATTCCTGTAGGGATATTTTCCTCAGGAGATATAATTGTCGGTATTATAGATTTTCCATCTTCTGAAGTCATTAACATTTTAGATATATGCGTCCCATCCAAAGGAATCATTTTTTCTAAATATTCGTTAGTTGTATCTATCGCATCGATATCTAAAAATGTAGGTAATTCTTCCCACAGATGTATTCCATCACCACGTTTTAGGATGTTAGTGTCTGTAGCATAAAATATATTATTTACAGGTAGTGGAGTAGTTAGCATCCGCCATTCTGCATCAGTACCTGATGGGAATGAGCATAATGCATTTATGTTAATCATAATTAGTTTCTCCTTATATATATTCTGAGTTTGATATACAATTGAATATAAGTTATAATATGTTTTAAGGTAATTAGTATATATCCATAATAAAATGTCAAATGTAAACAAGAGTCTCTCCCGAATAGGGGAGAGACTCTTGTAATTGTATTAATTCCAATTTAAAGCTACGCCGTGTACAGTAACGGGATTTGGCGATGTAGATGTAATCCTCCATCGAATATCAGTTCCTTCCGGAGAATATTCTTCAGAAGTAGCTATAAGCTTACCTTCCAAGATACAATTACCTTCGCTAGTAGGTCCGAAGATTACTGTAATTGATTCTGGAGTTTCTCCATATGCAGTTGAAGGAATATTATTTAATGTAGTTATAGTCATTTGGTTAGTAGCTATTAAGCTGGCGGCGTATAAGGCCGATTCGCTAGTATTTTCAGGAGCCGTTACCCACAATCCGGAAATATTCAAATATTCATAAGTATCAACATTATTTCTAACGATACTTTTCCATACTCCATCTTTATAAATTTTGTATGTTGTACCAAATTGAAGGGTGTAATATATAGATTCGTTATTTAATTCTTCATCCATTATAATAGATTTGATCTTAGTGGCATCAATAGTATACTTACTTATCGCTCCCACTTTACCAAAAAGTCCTACCTGAGATGAACCTAAAGTATCAGATACTTTAGAAATACGTTCTACTGTATAAGTTCCAGATTCCATATCTTATAATCCCCTTATAATACTAGCTATATACCATCACTAGTATATGTTACACTATTTTCAACTGTACCGTCACCATCTATACCAGTAATAATTACTGTACCGATTTCAGAAATAGTCATAAAAGATCCTTCTTCAATTCCTACAGCTGCAGTATCAAAATGTCCACTAGTAAAAGGAGTATCTACAATAAATTGAGTAATACTTCCTTTGTCGTCAGTAATAGAAAAATCACTAGGAACGAGTGATTTGCTTGCATTAGTAGAATCGAACATACAATCGCCACTATAAATTTCTATATCATCTCCGGATAATCGTAATTTCTGGATTGGAGTATATGCCCAATTGGTACCACCATCTCTAGAAATTTCAAAAAAGAAATCGATATTTGCATTCATGTGAGTGGATCGGAAAAACGTATGAACAATAGTTGGAGATACTTCTAAAGTTTCACTTAACGATTGGATAACACCTTCGGTGATAGTATAAGCTTTATCATATGAATTGTATGTAGCACCAACGTGTTTAGTAATATCCATATGACTTTCGTCTTCGAATTCGTCAGCATAACCATTCGGAGTATTCATTTTTATTTGATTATCTTCAATTAGCTGCTTCATTACTAACCAAGTAATAATATCATCTTTTCCTAACGATTCAACGCCAACCATAGGAACTACAGAAGGATCTAATTTACCATCAGATCCAATAACTGGAATTTGTCCAATGTCATTTCCGACGTCTCTAGTAGCTGCAGTACGGATACCTTCAATGTCATTTATTATGTGATTGTGTTCAGATGCTGCTTTATTATTTAAAATGGCATCCATCGCTGTTATAGTTGCCAAATCGTGAATAGTAAAATTTGCTAAAGTGAAAGCATCTCCAGTTCCATTTACTACTAGTAATTTATTAGCATCATTTTGTGAAATCGCAGGAAAATTATTTTTAAAAGTTTCTACATCGCCTGCAACTTTAGCATCAAAAAATACGGGGAGATGAACATAAAGAGTATTGCCATCACCTAACTTAAATTGTTGAGTATCAGTAGCATATACTAATAGACCTTTTGGAATAACGATATCGACCAAATTCCATTCACCGTAAGTTCCATTATTTACTTGCATAAGTGCATTAATTTCTTCTAACATACCAAATTCTCCTTTTCATAAAATTTTATATCTACATGTGGATAACAAGAAATTTATTTAAATGTTAGTTCTAGTATAAAATGGTCTAATTCTATAATCGCAAATAATATAAGTTATCCATCGTATAGGAGGATAAATATTATGCCATCGTTCTATAAAGTAATTGATGAGTCTATTACTCACATGATTCAACCAATATCCGAACAACTTATTCAAAAATTATTTACAACATTAGGAATTTGGGATATAGTAAAAGGATCAATTTATTATAACAGTCCGGGGAGTGCTGCATCTCAAACTAGTGATAAAAACCATCGTCCCAAGTTGACTACGAATAGAGTAGATATAGAGGTACTTCCTAACTTCAATAGTGCAGATGTAAAGTGGCCTATGACTACTTCTAAATATACTCCAGCGCACGGAACTACTCTATTTGATAGGTATGAAAATCATTCACTTTTTGTAGATAAGCGAGCTGATATACATCTACAAGAACAATTAGTACCTTGTTCAGTAAATCTTAATATACAATTTGCATTTAAGTATAAAGAAATAGCTTATCAAACTTTAGATGCTATCTATAGTAGACACTATACTGGATCTATAATTGAATATAATGACATATATTATTCGTATCCTTTTCCTATTGCTACCCTTAAAGCTCTACACATTTTATACCAAATGAAAGAGTTTAATACTGATATGACATTTTCTAAATATTTAAAGTGTGGTAGTAATGACAATATTAGTTATTTAAAATCTAGAAATAACGATAATACGCAGATAGTCATTCAGAAAAATCAATTTAGAGTATTATCAGAATTACTCACTTCTGTCGAACAACCTGACTCTCAAAAGATTAATAAATTACCAGATGTCTGGAATATATCTACATCTTTTTATTATCAATTTTCTAGACCTAATATCTTAGCTCTATATTATCCCACTACGATAGAAAATAAATTGATACCAGTAGATATATGTCCACCTACTACCCCTTATCATCCTACAGATGTAGAGGGGGTAGATGTCGATGTAGTTATGCAACAATATATATCTAAACGTTATATTGATAAATATATACAACATGTAGTTAGATATCCAGCTTTTGATGATTGGGATATTCCTACATATAATAATAATATTCACAATAATCCATATAAACCATTTTTTATAGGAACATTATTATTAGATCCGGAATCTCCAGAAGGAGAACATGTGTCAAAAATAGATCTGATAAATGAATTGCCGGATGAAAGTAAATTACATCCAATTCTTATAGAAACATTAAGACTTCAAGGTAAATCATCTTTTAATATTGATGCATTATTTAATATATCCATATATGCTAATGATGTACAAGTAGATCCTTCCCTATTAGATATAGATCAAGACTTAATCGTATATGTTAAATCTACTATTAAACACAAACGATATCATATCGTTATAAGTGAACTAACAGAAATAAGAAATCTCAATTCTAGATATGTGCCTATATTATTAAAGTATGATGATTTTTTTGCATCTACAATTATTAGGCAATTGGATGCATTAAAATCCCGAGGAGATATTTACGTAGATAATGGATTAGTATATCCCAATAGAGATAGATATACACCCACTAACGCTACGACATATGAGAGTTTAGATGGCTATAAAGAGATAGAAGACAAACAACTATTGGTTTCCAAAGCCAATAGACCTTTATTGGAAGGACAAGGAGGCACAAATGGCTTTAGCTACCCATTCCGAGTCGGTAGATATACTATCACAACAAGATAAATCTAAGATTATTAAAGATGGAGAAGCTGATGTAAAGGATACGTTTATCAATAGAACTGCTATCTCTCCAGATAGATATAATTCTGTATATGGTACTTTGATGGGATATGCAGATGGGGCTCCTATTGATGTTGAATATTATCACAGGTCAGCACCTATAATTTCTCAAACTGGAGAAATTGATTATACTATTTTTCGACATAGCGTACATGATGAGTATAGTCTTATTCACGATTTTGAATTAAGACTAGAGGGACAGTTAGATATTTCATACGACGAAGAAACTACAGTTATGACTATTGTAGGATCGGGACTAATATATCCAGGACTTAATCCGTATGTAGGAGATGTTTTTCTGTATGCATTACCAGATAGTCAAATAGGTATTTTTGTTATTGACAATATTACTAGATTATCTATTCAACAAGGTACATATCATAAAGCATCTTTTAGGTTGGTTGAATATGCAGATGAAGAACTTGGAAATATTGAAAAATTAAACCAGTCAGTTAGTGAAGAACTTTATTTCGATAAACAAAAGTATTTATCACATAATGCTACATTATTGACAACTGATAGTTATGCCCAATTGCGTACACTTCGTAGATATAGAGAATTATTAATACAATATTTCTTTCAAACTTATTACTATAAAGAATATAACACAATTATGAGATTAGATGGAATTTATGATCCATATATAGTTGAATTTATTCAAGCTAAAGTATCTTATTTAGATGTCCCCGAATTACCTATGCAAATATATCCTGAAGCAACCGATTATTACTCATCTATTTGGTTCTTATTAACTGGAGCTGTACATTGTGATGTCGATTCTTTGCGATATAAGTTTTATACATTACGGAGTACTTCTGAATTATGGGATGCTAATATTACTGGATTACTCAATAGACAATTTATTCATTTGGACGATAGTGAATTAATCAATACTAAGAAAGAGGAATTGTTGGTAATTGATCCGAATGAAGAAGAAACATATGTTTTATCTAAATCCTTTTATATTGGCGATAAATCCAATATGACAGAATTGGAGATTATGTTGTATGATACAATTGCCGACTATACCAGTTTAGATATACATAAGTTAATCGAGGTCCATCTGAAAGAGTTTAGAAGTTTAGATCAGCTGTCAGCATTTTATTACATATGCCTCTATATATACCTTATAGATGTAGCTATTTCCAACATTACATAACGGGGAGGTATATCAATTATTATGTTACCACAGAATAGGACATATAAGTCGTATGAGGGGGAAAAGGTATATCTGTCAGCGGTTGAATTTATTAACAATAGACCGTTTGAAGTAATTTCTCCTATTTATTATACTACACTACCCGATCCTATATTGAACGGGGAATTAGAATCGACATATTGCGAAGAAAGTCATGCTATGGGTAGATCTGTAGCTACTATATCGCAGATGATCGATATGCGCGCTAACAATGTTCCCTTTTCGTTGATCAATGTTGGAGATAATATTAAAATAAAAGAATATCTTGATATGTATGTAAATGAATTATATCTACATAAAGAGAATCCACAAGCTCATGCGTATTTAGAAAAATTATCAACATTTCAACAAGAGCTTACTAACAACTGTAAGAAGTTGATGCATAATGATAAGTTCTTTGAAAAGGATTATGTTAATAAAAATCTATTTTTAATTATAATGGGCCAAGGTGAACAGGCCGATGCAATAACGGAGAAATATCGTGTTGTATCAACTAAGTAAACAATTATCGTCTCGTATTGACGATGTGATTAATAATGCTACTAGTAATATAATGAAAATTGATTACATTATATCAATCAGCGATTATCCAGATATCGTTATAGAAAATACAATATTAGAAGAAATATCTATAGATCAAAACTTTGAAGCTAACTATATGGATGATATAGAATTGGTAGTATCAATGCATCCTGCCGAATACGTTAAGTTAATTGAACATCATCAGGATATAACTATCAGTCTTAAGTTTTTATATATCGATCATATTACTAATCAATCTAGTATATCAAAATTACCGGAGATATACCAATATAAAGGAATTATTAAAAATACTAAAGATTTGTCAAAACAATTTCATATATCGTCATATCAGAATAAAGATACCAGTCCTCAGTATGACGATCAGATAGCTTCTCGTATAAATGTAGTATTTCAATTGTTGGAAGTAAATGCGTACAATTTAAGACACCAACAATTCAATGGCATGTTTAGCAAAGTGACAGTTAAGCAGGTAATTGAATATATTACGGCAGCGTATGGAATTGTTAAACTTTCTTTAATAGAACCAGACAATACTACTGTATACGATCATATAATTATTCCGCCTGGACACGATTTTTCTTCCCTATTTACATACTTACAAAATAGGTATGGTGTTTACTTTAAAGGATTGACTTATTATTATACAAATGGAGTTCTCTATATCTATCCTCCATATGAAGTTAATCCAAATAAGCCAAAGTCTTTAAATTTGTACAATGTGCCTCAGAATCAATATGCAGGTTTAGAGGGTTACCATACTTATAAAAATGAAGATATACATGTAGTATCTAATACTCCTACTGATACTATCAACTTATCTGAACTTGGTCAAGAAGAGGTTGGTAATGCGACATCCTTTATAAGAGCTGATACTATGTTAGATATGTTTCAAGAGTATAAAGGTTCTAGGGGTGTAGATATAAAGAATAAGAATACAGTTACTGCTGAGACTACGACTAAAAAAGGGATGATGAAAAATCTATATTATCAAAAATATAGAAATCCAACAATTAATATATTTAAAGAGACTAGTCGATTAGAAGCTATCAATGCTACAGTGTTAGTGTTGGGGTGGGTGCATAGTACATGGTTCGAGATAGAACCAGGACATAAAACTATTTATCATTATGATGACGATGGTAGGTATGATGTCCGAACAGGATTGTGTAATCATATAAAGTACGAATTTACTTGTATTGGTCGAGTAAATGAATATATATTTGATTGTTCTGCCACTTTATCAATACGACTTGAACAAAAATAGATATAATATAAGGAGAGTACCCTAACTGGGTACTCTCCTATAGGAATACGTTTATGCGTATTTTTCTAACTTCTCCAATTGATAAGTTATCCGATCCTTTACATCATTCTTAATTAGTGGATCGTGTATATTGTCCCAAAATCTTGATCTTTCGATTGTTGGTTGTTTTCTTACTAAATATTTTAATAAGTTTTTAGTACTCTGACGAGAAGTATCGAGTAGAAAAGTATCCAATATTAAATCTACCCACGTTGCATCTCGTAAATATCTTTGCCAAGTATATTGTCTAAGAAATGGGATATGTGTATATTGTAAAATGTTATGTATATAATTAACTAAATTATTGTTAGTCAGTTGTATACTATGTAAAAATTCTTCAGGTTTAGTTTTTCGTGTCCGAATATCTTGTATCTTTTTCCAAACTTCTTTCATAGCAGTTTCATATTGTAATCCGACATAACTATATGTCTGATCTACTAGCGAATCGCTCAAATGGTCTTTAGTAATATCGTTAGAACTCTCTAAAGTAAATAATCGATATATTTCATTCCGTAACCAAATATCTTGTAAATCGTCCATCAACTTATCGATTACATATCGATGAATGAATTGTTGAATAGGTAAGATTACATCTTCAGATTGTTCAGTATATTCAACATATTTAAAATACATAAATCCCAATAGTATAGGATCGAGAGTAAAAACTGCATAATTGGGTGTAAGGATCTTAAATGCTATTTGGTCATTTAATATGTTAGTAGTATATTCATTACTATTGTGATCTATACAACGTAAAGGTTTTGCTGTCATCCAACTTGACCAATCTTTGTCCATAGGATATAATGACAACGGATCTTCACACTCGCACGGCAATAAATATTCCATACAAGTATATAATTTTTTGGTTATAAAAGTTTTCTTATATACATTATTAGTAGCATTATTATCATAAATTTCCATCCAATCTCGTTTTACTCTATCGAAGTAATTTGTAAATCTTTCAAAGTCATTAGGTAGACTTTTTAAATATTTTAAATCGACAAGACTCAATATATGTTTTAGTATAGTTACACCTTTAGTTTCACTTCCACCAAATGCATAATGTCTGTCTTTTAATAAAGCGCCTCTAACTACCAACGTACTAATATAGTTATTATAATGAGTCAATATATTACTGTTATAGGTAGTATCATTTATTATGAATTTTTTCATATATTCTAATAGCATAGATATATCTCCTGATAACTATAATAGTTTATTTGAATTATATCATAACTAACCCATATATTTCTTTTATATACTATACAATTCATTAATACGGTATTGTATATTTAAAAACATACCTAAAGCATAATGTGTATGTAGGAACGTTAAGTTCAAGTACCCATTTGACAAGTTTTGATATTTGATTAGTTTTTCAAATATACATTATTATTGTGATGTACGTATATAAATGATAAGTTAAGTTTTATTATTTGTATACATATTACAAAGGTTTGCGGTTACTAGTGCCGCACTATTTAACTCACTTCCATGGAGGAAATGTTATGGCAATTAGCAAGAAAGGTGCAACAACTGAAACGAAGAAGCCTATCGAAGAAGAAGTTCCTACTGGTGGAACTATTCCCGGATCTTCTGCTCCCAATCCGACAAGTTTTGCAGATATCATTTCGGCATTCGGTACTTCTGCTAACATTTCGGCAGCAGGTACAGAGTATGTAAAAGCGGTTCGTCATGAGTTGGAAGATGCTGCTCGTGGGTTGTCTGTAGAAACTCGACAGTTGAATGAACCGTCCGGCGCTATTCTGTTTGCAATGGGTAAGGTTGGTATTGTTCTTAACTTTGAGGAAGCTGTTGGTACAGATATCCAGTTTCCTACTTCGATTGTAAATGTGGTAGCAATTCGTTCTGCTGCTGCAATGATGGGTTCGGATTTCCGTGTACTCAATTGTATCATTGTTACATCGGAAGATTATGATCGCCCCAAGTTCATGGCCGATCATATCAGTGCCATCTTCAAAGCGTATCGGTCTGAAGTAGTCAATGACATGACTATTGAAGCCATGTCAAAAATTCAGTATACTACGGATATCGATGTATCTAGAACCAAGAAGTTTGTTGAATCCCTGTCTCCCCATAAGATCCAGTCTCGTGGAGACTTTGGATTTACTATCAACATGAAGAAGGATGATCTTCTCAACATGGGCGGTAGACAGGATCAATATCAGCAGGCTCGATTTACTCCTATTGTCGGGGTACTGGCTTATGTTGAATTCCTACCTTCGTTTGCAGATGGGATGACTACCAAATATGTGCCCATTGTACACATCACTGATATCGTATCTTCTCTGCCCACCATGTCCATGGCTGCAACTGCCATCTCTGTTGCTGCCGATCTGTTTATTGGTAAAGGGTTGTGGAGAAATCAGTTTACATCGTTTGAATCGGATAAGCCGAATATTGGTAATTTGATTCGTACGGAAAATGGTCAGCCTTGGTCAGCTTCTTCCGTAGAAGAACGCGATCAGTTCATCAACATCTATTGCGAACGTCCTGTTCTGGCAATCGATATTGTCGATGGTCGAGCTCGTATTCCTCGTATTGAACTGTTGGCTGATCGGACTCAGGAAGCTGATGGTCTTGTCCGAAATATTTTTGGACAGTTCCTTGGGTTGAATATTCCCAACAATATTATTCCCGCACGTTCAGTATTTGAAGAATTTGTTGGATACGTTGCTCGTAGTGGGAATGTGTACGATAGTCGTATTGTTGACTATCTGTCCTGCGTAAGATCGATGGGGAATAATCCTCGTGTGACTGAGTTGATGAGAAGAGATATCGATCCCATGCCTCGAGCTGATTTGGTTCGAGAAATTATGAGCGAATTCCGTCGATTGTATATCAGTCAGACTTGTGTACTGGATGCTGAGCTCGTTAGGACGATGGGCGAAGTTGTACATAAGGTACTGAACATCTCCACCAGTTTGGTATCCATGTCTGGTATCAATATGGATCTGATCTTGAAGCAGTCCGAAGCCTATGGCTCGGGTTCGTTCGCAGTTACATCCGCAATGGGTTCCCGTTATGGACAGGGAAGGTACCATTATCAGAATCCGGCAGGATACTACCGGTAGTATGTAGTATAAAGAGACACTCTCATTTCGAGAGTGTCTCTTTATATTTTTATCAATAGAATTAATAGTTAACAGGAGACTATAGATCTTGATGGATAATGTCAATATTGCAACTCCTGAAAAAGTTATCGAAACAATAATCGCTTCTGAAAAGTATCTTGAAAAATCCAAAGAAAATAATACAATGTTGTCTGTTGTTGATTATATTTTAGATTATAATAACAATTTGACTAAATCATATTCTATACCTACTATTGACATGTTGGTACTTTTGGCTGAGAAAACTGATCTGTTGAATATTATGCAACAAAAAGGGATATCTAAAGTATGGTCATGTACACCTGCAAGTAGTGTAGGTTGGATTTGGGCTATGGATAAATATGGTCAGACTGATCCTCGACATTATACTGAACAACTTGTAGTTATTCCCATTACTTGGGAATGGGTGAGTGAATAATTTCCTACTTATTTCGACTATAAAATAAAGGGACATATAGTACAGAGAATTGCATGTCCCTTTATTTTTTATCACATTTGTAGATATATATTATTAAAGTGTATAGATCTATTTCCATATATATTCTAACTAAAGGAGGGAATACGTATATGGATGAAACTATAAATCGGATGTTAGGTATTATCGATCTAGATAAACTATTTTCCGATAATCCAGATGCAGTACTCGTAAATAACATATCTTTTACAGAACCGAATTTTGCAGAAGCTGTTACAAATTTAGTATATACTGAAAATAAGAATGAGGATATTGGATACATTGCTGAATGTGAATGTGGACATCTAAAGGGTAATTATTATATCGGATCTAAATGTCCCATTTGCAAATCTGTAGTTGAGTCACAATTTGTAGATTCACTTAAACACAAAGTGTGGATTGGTACACCTCCAGGGATTCAAGCTTTTATGCACCCAGTTGCGTATATGATCTTATCGGACTGGTTAAAGAAATCAAATGAATCGTATCTTGATATCATGCTAGATGTAGATGCTGTTGTTCCTGAAGAACTTTCTAATGTAATTTTGGGACAAGGATTTAATTATCTTAAAGATAACTTTGATTATTTGATGGATTACTTTCTCCACGTCCATTATAAAACTAGGACTAAAAAACAAGTAAATTACATCAAATGGTTCTTGGATAGATATCGAGATAAAATTTGGTGTACTAAATTGCCTATACTGTCTAACGAACTTCACCCCATTCACAAGGAAGGACGATCATTAACATACGCAGATAGTAGTAGTAAGGATATATTGTCTGCTATTATCGATCTGGTAACTATTCCATTTACGCTTAGGACTGTAGTGACGCATCCGACAAAATTAGAACAGGTCACATTTGGAGCTTATAAGTCGTACGTGAACTACTTAACGAAAATCATCAAAGAAAAGTTGGCATCAAAAGAAGGACTTATTAGAAAACATATCTTTGGTACTCGATTACATGGTACGTTTAGATCTGTTATCATTCCTATTATTGGAGCACAACAAGCTGATGAAATTCATATTCCATGGAAGATTGGAGTAAATACTTACAAGCTAATGATTATGAATATACTGATTAACCGTAAGGGTTATGAGGTTATTGATGCATTAGCTAAAGTTACAAAAGCTTTAGTTATATATGATCCAGATATTGATGAGATATTTAAAATACTTATCGAAGAAGCTGCTTATGTTGATGAAAATGGACAACAAGTTAATTTGTCAGGATTGCCGGTATTGCTACAAAGAAATCCAAGTCTAGTTCATCAATCTATACAATTAGTATTTGTAACCAAAGTTAAGCGAGATATAACAGATACTACAATAGCAATTTCGAGTGCTATTGTAAAAGGTCCTAATGCAGATGGACATCTACATAGATAAAAGCCAAGATAACTTGGTTAAAAAATTCCCAAAACTTCTTAACACTCTATTATTATGAAATAAAAATTTGTATCAAGTTCCTCTTAATGGGTATATCTCCGGATATAGTTTGGACATTCTTAAATTCTGATAAAGATAAGTATACAATTGGGAATTTTGTATTACTTAAATCTATGTAGTAAGTCTCTCACAACAGTAATGTTGTGATGAAAACCTCTTGAATTGCTGGAAACTCCTAAAGCTCTGTACACTACAACGTGATCTGAAAAGATGGGCGTGAATGTCTAAAAAGTATGGAGATATGTGGACAATCAGCAGGTAAGACTCTAAGTCCGTTAGGATATGAGTAAACTTCAACGATCATCCGAGGCATCGGAGTACACCTCAAGTGAGGTGGAAG